GATGTAGATGATACAACTGAACTAATACCTGATGTTAAAGTTCCAGTATTACTATAATATGCGGTATTTGTAATTCCACTAATTCCTATTGTATTAGTAGTAAATGCATTACCACCCCAATTTCCACTATTATTGGTGCTAATTGTAGTAAACCCACTATTTAAAAAATTAGAAGAGGTATATTCCGCAAAGAATTGTATTTCTACATATCCATTATTATCAATAGCACCTACATTAACTGCCTCTTTACCTACTTCATAGGTTCTGAATACAAATTTGTTATTTGAATCCAAGAAACGTTCTAAAAATACTCTCTCACCTGGTCGTAATACAATACCACCACCCGATAAGTAATCTTTATCGATTTTGATTTTTGCTAATACGTGTTTTGGAGTTGGATTGAATAATTCGATTTGATATTCATCACCATCATTAAGATAGACCTGACCTTCGAATTGTTTGATTCTTTGTTTACCTTTGGTGATAAACGCTTGTGGGTTTGACGGACTCCCACTTGTCCAAATTGATTGTTTCATTTTTCCTTTGTTTATTTGTTATTTAAAACTTCATTCGTTGGTATTTCTCCAACTCAACTGCCAATAGGACAGTGAAGGTTTAACCACAAGGTTTTCTATATTAAATATACGAAAAATATTTTTTATAGCAAAATAAAAAGGGAATAACTTTCGTTACTCCCTTTCGGTTATTTTAAATTTTACATTTAGGTATTAGTATTCAAGGATTGCGTAATCATATGCTAATGTTAATTCGATTGATAATGGGTCGTTTGATGCCCAATCTAATTCACCGAAGTTTGCTGAAGAAATGAATGCTCCTTTAAGAGTCCATTGTTCAACTTTATCACCTACCGGTCCTAATAAATAGAATGTGATATCTTTCTTATAGAAAGCAGCGTATCCATCTCTACCTGTCAATGATTCGTGTGAACTTCTAATCCATTCCATAACTTGCTGTGCACCTGATGGTACAATTGGGTCATACAATGAGATTGTGATATCATCCCAAGTTGATTTACCTTTAATTTTTCTTTTTACGTTAATATGGTCTAATTCAACTACTTCCGATGTGAAAGTTGGTCTACTAGCCGTTTTTATCATATACGATTCTATACCGTTGATTTCCATTATAAATCTATTACCTAACTTTGGTTCAAAGTTGGTATAGAACATTTTATCAAACTCTAATACTTCTGGCATTTTCTTCTCTATTTAATTGTTTCTTTATATAAATATCTATTTTTTAAATTATCCGTTAAAAGCGGCGCCAGTTGGTAAGATGTTGAAATCAATTTGAATGAATTCAGCTGTCTTAGTTGGTTGTAAGTAGATAGCCCCTTTCATAATGTTTCTATCAATTACATCTGGTGTGTTATTAGTTTCATCCATTACAACACGGAATGCGTACAAACCTTGTCTTTGTTGGATTGATTCTAAATACGGATTAACTATGTTTAAGAATCTATTTCTAGTCGTTGATGTATTTTGTTCAAATACTAAATAACGAGATGTAGATGCGATATACTTTCTAACAGTCAATAATAATCTTCTTACATTGATTCTATCTAATGCAGATGGTTTATCTTGTAATGTTTTTTGTCCGAATACTACGATACCTTGTCCTGGAAATTGTACGATTGGATTTACTTTTGCTTCGTATAATTCATCTTTTTCAGATTGAGTTAATCTATTCAATACACTAACTGCTCCTATTAAACCACCTCTATTCAAACCGGCTGGTGCGAACCATTCTGCTGCTACTCTATCGTTTGCTGCGAATACGCCAGGTAATAATACTGAAGGTGGAACTGAAATTAATTTGTTAGTATTAACATCAATCGTTTTAATCCAAGGATAGTAAGTTGCTACCATATTTGAATCTACTGCATCAGATTGAGTAGTAGCTTGTGAGATTGAATCACCTGCTGCTGTTGAATCCATAATGTAGAAACAATCATTTCTTTGTTCAACCATATCCAATACTGAAGTTACTACTGAAGAGTGTAATCTTCTAATAACACCTGGAGTTATAATCATATTGATATCGTACTCATCAGCGTTAGATAATGCTGCTATATGTTTAGCGTATGCTACTGAACCACTTGCAGTTGAATTAGTTAAGTCAAAACCTTGTGAGTTTCCTGAATTAATATCAGTACCTTTATTAATTGCAGTTGCTGGCGATTTACCATCAAATCCGTTTTGGAATGCTACAACAAATTGTGCTGAAGTTGAACCTACTGATAATGAACCACCATTTGATGTATCTAATCCAAATACAGAATTAGAACCTACACCTGCTCCTGTTGGAATTGGTTTTAAGTAGATTGCGTTATCAGTATTGTTATCTAAATCAATACCACCATATTGTGTTGCCGATGCGGTTACAAATGTTACTGAAGGAATCAATGCTCCAATAGCTGCTGATGCAGATACTGGTAAAGAATACTTATCATGTCCGAATGGTACTACTTGTACGGGTGCTGATTCGTTTAGATTTGCAATTCTAATATATTTTGAGTTATTAACCCAGTCACCACTTTCACTAATTTTACCTTCAGAGTTGATAGATAATTTTCTATCACCAATTACTCTACTAATGTAGTTAGGAGAATTAGGGTCTAAGTTTACATTTGACCAAGTTTCTAATACATTCTTTTTCTTATTAGTATCAGCGTAATCTCTTACAACTACAGTGAATACACCATAATCAGTTCCGTTTACAGAACCAGCTGCTTTAATATTTGTAATACCAACCTTTACTTTTGTGTTAGCTACATTACCTGCTCCGATTGTTTCGAATTGGAATAAATCGTATCTATCACCAGAGATTGTTTGAGATTTAATCATTGGTGTTAATGCTTCTTGTGCATCAAAATTAAATAATTGATTGCCCAATACTGTTACACTTGCAGAAGTTGCAGATGTAAAGTTCATAGATGTATTTTTGAAGAAACCATATGAATATGCTTCTTTACTTCCAAATGGAGATGTTCCAAATACTGCTTCAATATCATCAGTATCGGTTACATTTAAAGATGCCGAACCTAAAGTTGATAAAACAAAATCACCTCTACCATCCGCATCTGCTAATGTTTCACCAACAAATCCACCATTTGCACCTACTGCGGTATTGAAAAGAATACCCAAAGATGCTGATACTGAACCCGAAGTTGCCGTTAATAATAAAGGAGCGGTTTCGGTATATCCACCAACACCAGCTACTCTACAAATTGTAGCGCTTCCTGCTTCTCTTAAATATGATTGTACTGCTAAAGGAGTATAATATGTATCGTCAACTACTCCAAATAGAGTTTCGAATTCAGATTGTGAGTTAACAATTGTAGGAGTTAAAGGGCCTTCCTTAAAAGGACCAATGAATGCTGCACCTATTTCAGCTACACCCTGTTGTAAGAATGAAAGGTCGTTTTCTTTTGTAAATACGCCCGGTGATACTATTTTTTCTGCCATTTTATATCTTTATTTAATTTTTAATGTCTACTATAAATATAATTTTTTATTTCAAAACAACAATTACTATTTATAGGTTGGTGAGAAATAGTTGTAGATATTTCCCATATTTGTGGAATTCAATTGAGTGTTATAAAATAATACCGGTCCTAATTGACCTGTATAGAAATAAGAGCCTTCGACCTGATTTCCTCCAATCATAATTTGTGCTGATGTTGTATAAGTAGTTGAACCATTTGATGCAGTTCCAATTGAACTATTATCTAAATAAAATACGTTTGTTCCATTAGTAGCTGCTGTGTATCCTACAAAATACCAAACATTTGTACTTAAACTAAAGGTATTACTATTCGCTTGAACATTTGTACCATCGTGTAAGAAATATGTACCACTACCATTTGAATTTAAATATAATGATATGATTCTATTTCCCGTACCAGCAGTACTTTGTTTACCAAAGATTTGATAATACCCATTTACAGGATGCGATGTAATTCTTATCCAAGCTCCCACACTATATGCGGATGTATTGAATTGAGTTATACCTCCACTTATATTTGATGTTGTATCTTTAAAGAATAAATCGCCACCATCAAAGGAGTAATATCTTTCTTTTCTATTTGCACCATTATTATACGATGGGTTACCACCACTTTTTACCATTGGAGATTGTGCGGATGGTCTAACTCCCGTACCATATCCACTCATATCCAATATATCCACAGTCGGTGTACCGGTTGCTGGCAATGAACCTGCTCCAAAAGATGCGGTTTTAGTTGGGTCTAAATACATTCTTAAACCTGCTGATGGAATATATGGTTGTGTTGTTGTTCCTTTATTATGAGAAATTAAACCATTAGAAATATAAACATCGGCATTCTCTACGTTAACAGTTGCGATTTCCACATCTTCCGTAATAACTGCTATATCATATATTTCCTCTTCACTTCCATCTTCTTTAATCAATCTATCTCCTGGAAGAATATCACCAACATTTTTAAATTTATATTTTTCTATTTCGTTATCCCAAACATATAATGGGTGAGTTTCAGTAGCTTCAATTACTCCATTATTTAGTGAGTAATATGCTGAAGCAAAATTGAATGTAATATCAGATACAACAACAGTTTCCGCAGAACCTGATAATGTATCCGAATAATGGAATCTCCATTCAACTTGGTCACTTTCAGAATCTTGCGTTTCATCTGGCAATCCTGCTGGCACCCATGCTTTTATTTCATCCCCGACATTCAAATCTTCTACATTGATTGTTGTGCCATTAGCCAATTCAATCTTAGTTCCAAATAATAAACAAAAATCAGGTTGGTTAATTGTATTATAAACATCTACAGCGTATAATGTTTTAGTAGTTGTAGTATTGTAGTTTGTTGCGTTTACGTTATACCCATCTGCATATTTCATAGATAATACAGAAGATGCTTCTGAATATGTCGATGATGCTATTGATGCGGGTGTTATTGGAAACGATGGAGATGCTCCTAATGTTGGAGAACCTACTGAAAAATTAGCGTTATCAAATGAAACCGTATAGTTTGCTGATACGTTTCCAACTCTCGTTCCATGTACTGCTCCCGGTGAACCAAAGGTGAACGTTGCCGCTTCGGTTGTACTTTCTACAATATATGTATAAGTTGGTACACTTGGTGTAACGGAATCAATTGCAAATGAACCAAATGAAACTTGCGTTCCAGCTGAAGCGTTTCTTGCATTAATTGATGATGCTTGGGTAGTTCTAGCTGCTCCCGTAGTTGCTCTGTATAGGTTACCTAAAGATAAATTAGTTTTTGCCATTGTTGTTGTGTTATTCTATGTTATAAATATCTAAAAGTTTTTGTTTCCATACATCTTTATTTCCAAAATGTAATATCATCCAATCTTTTAGTTTTTCAAATTCATTTTTACGGGTTTCATAATCATCGTTACAAATTGTTTCGTAGGTTTTCTTAAATGATTCCGCATCAATTGCTTTGTATTTGTAATCAAGTGGAACGTGCCATTTTTCGTGTAATATTGGAAGTTTACCCCAATCCACAGCTTCAAAAATTCCGTATCCAAATGGTTCAAATTCAAAGCAAGAATGAGAGATTCCCCAATCAAGTCCGTAGAACCTTTCTTTATATTTGTAATCAAATTTGTAAATTTTTGATTTTTCAAATTTGTATCCATATTTCTTTTTATAATATTTGTTGAATGTATCTGAATTAGTTGAAATTAATCCACCTAAACCATCCATAAATTCAACATTTTTTCTACCTTCAACTCTTGCTGCATATCCTAATTCCGTAGAAGTAGATAGCTCATTGTTTATTTTAAAGGTATATGAATTTGCAATGTGATGTAAATTTTGTGTTTCATATGGAAAGTGATACAATCCCACCCAAATTTTATGTTTGATTTTATTAATCAATTCCGATTCATATTCCCAATTACCATACCAATGAAGATACTCATCTTTTCCCATTTGTGCCATTAAAGACACTTTTGTTAAATTATGAAAAACGATTGAATCAATCTTTTCCAAATTCTGATGGATAGCTCTGGTTGGAGTATAATGACCATGTAGAATATGTACTCTTCGTGCACCATCTAATATTTTTATAATCTCATCTTCCGATGTTTCCCAGATATGGTCTATGTTGATTGGAAATTCTTCGTAATTTTGGGGTTTGTGTCTATGGAATAGAAGAAGTGGCTTCACCTCTAAATGAGGAGCCACTTCTTTTATCCATTCAGTTACCCATATATCCGCACCACTATTGAACCAAGGTCCTCCTGCGGTGGTATAATAAACATCGTACATTTATTTAGAACCAATTTGTGCTTTTAATTGCTCTATTTGAATTTGTTGTTCTTTAATTGCTTCAACCATTAATCCCATCATCTTAGAATAATCTAAACCTAAGAATCCGTTTTCTCTTTCTACTACCACTTCTGGTAATACTGATTGAACTTCTTGTGCGATTAAACCTGTCTTTGGAGTTGATTTAGTTACTTCATTCACATCATCATTCCACTCCCAAGTTACACCATTCAATTTAGATACTTTTTCTAAAGCGTTTGGAATAGTTTGAATATTATTCTTATGACGTCTATCAGAAGTATAGTATGCGGTGATATCTCCCGTTGCAGTTATCGTTCCGTTAATGGTTAAGTTACCAAACGTTGGAGTTGCAGTTGAGTTGATACTTTGTGGTAACGATAATGTTACAGCGCCTGTTCCAGCACTTGCAACAACCTGATTTGCAGTACCTGTAATCGAAGTTACACCCGTATTTGCGATTGTTACTGCTCCACTACCATTATATGATGTACCACTTAATCCCGTACCAATTGTTAAGGTTGCTAAGTTAGAACCTAAAGAAATACCACTAATTGTAGAATTTGCTAATTGTACGTTTGAAACAGTACCCGTTACACCACTAAATGCGATTTGAGATGAGCCAGAAACTATACCATCTCCGCCTGTATTTAAATATCTAGCATCGAATGTTGTAGTTAATTGTGCTGAACTACTAATTACACCATCCGCATCCAACTTACTCTTAATAGTTGTGTTGATTGAAGATGTAAATGCTTCTAAATTAGTAGTTTCAACTTCTAATGCCGTTAATCTCGTCAATGCCGAACCACTAAATGTGTTTAAGTTTGTTACACTAACACCTTGTGAATTATTAGTAGATAATGCAGTAGATGCTGATGCTTCTAATGCCGTTAATCTCGTATTTTGTGTTGTATTAGTTGTATCATTTGAACCTGTATAAGTGTTCAATGAATCCAATATTCCGATTACTTGCGATGAGCCCGAAACTACACCATTTGTTGAATTAATTGTACCATTAAATGATGTTGCTGTAATTACATCTGCTTTGAAATCTGCTAATGCAAATCCATTACCAGCGGTATCAATTGTACCAGATGGTTCTAATGTATAGCCTTTGAATACTTTCCAAGCACCACCATCACTTGCATCTCTAAAGATACCAGCGTGCGCATAAACTCCATCATTGTAGTTACCAACTATACCCAAATCAGGGTTTGTTATAGTAGAGCCTTCATTTAAATAAATAAGGTTATCATTAACTGCTAAATTAGTTGAATTAATGATTGATTGCGTACCATATACTATGATATCTCCTAAGAATGAAACAGTTGAACCTGTCATTTGGATACCCGCTTGTAATGAAGATGTATATGAATTTAAATTACTTATCGATACATCTTGTAAATCATTTGTCATCTTTGCGGATGATGCAGAAATAGTAAGAGCAGATGATGAGTTGTATAGTGCAGCGGTATCCGTTGCAACAGACATACTAAACATATTTTGAGTTGAAGCAATACTTCCACTCAATCCTGTATTATATCCACCATCGCCATAGATATCTCTACGAATACTACCACTTAGTTCACCAAATGAACCCGTTTGTGAATATCCATCTCCATATAATTTTAAATTAATACTATAACTCAATGCGTTTGGATTTAATCCAAAAATTGAATCATAGAAACTTGCACTTAAAGATGCGGTTGCTGCGTTTATAGAAGATGAAATGCTTGATACTAAACCAGTGGTTGGGTAATATAAAGTATCATATACACTTTGGCTTAAAGTACTAACACTTGCACTATTTGTAGTACTACTACCACTTAATGCTAAGATTTTATCTTCAACTGATGCTGAATATGTAGATACATTTCCAATACCATTTACAGACCCACTTAATGAGCCGGTGATTTCACCAGCTACAATAGATTCTGCAAATATTTGGTGTGCATTTACCGATTTGCTTACATATAAGTTTGAATAAAAATATCCATCTTGATTACCTTCTGCTACCGATGCCGAATTGAATTTAAATAGTAAATCATTAGTTGTTCCATTATGTATTTGGAAGTGACCACCATCTCCATTTTGAATATGATATTCAATTCCTGTTGTTCTATTGATTAAACGTACTTCAGGATTACTACCTGAATTGATTTCCAATACACTTGCACTTAAGCTATTTGCATAAATGGTTTTATACTTTTTAGTTGTAGAACCTAAATCAAATGCATTATCAT